TATTGTAATATCTAACAAGGACTGCCCATTGGGGCCGCCTGTTATAATCTCAGTCATTGATGAATACACATATGTAACCCCTGTTGTTAAACCTGTTAATGGTGGTGGTATTATGTCACAACATGGGTCTTGGGATTGGGGAACAGAATAATCTCCATCAATATAAGTTACCTCAAATAGTTTGTTTTTTATAACTTCAGGCGAAATTCTTATGGAATAAATTCTATTTTGCATTATGATGGGTCAATATATTCATACCAGTTTATTTCACTTCCTAATCCAATTCTATTATCATTAGAATCAAAAATTTCGTATGTGTAATTTGTATAATCTAAAAAAACTTTATAATAAAAATATTTTGAAGCATCGAATGATGTGGGGTTAGGTAACGAAGTAGGATTAGCATTCATCATTCTAACAAACACTCCATTTTTTGCATCGAAGAATTTGGCACTCATATAAAAAGTATCAAGATTTAAGAACTTTTTATCTCTCATCCAATACCAAAAAAATCCTTCTCTATTTTTGACATAATCTAAAATAAATTCAGGTCGTTCAACTAAAACTTGGGGTAAATACGGACTAATAGTCACCAAATCTTCTTCACCTGTTTGTATAGGTAATATAACCGTAAACTGAATTGACTGTGTAATCGTGTCATTTGTATTGTAAAAATCTAACTTAAAAAATGACCTTTCAAAACTATTACTTATGTAGTAATTTTCGTCTATGGTAAATCCAGCGGCTTCGTAATTATTTTCCCAGTTGGATGTTATATTGCTATAAAAATAAAATTTATAATTAATTCTAGTTTGTTCATCATTACCATATGGTTTATGAGCAAATCTTAAAATTTCAAAATCCTTTGCAATACCGATGGCTTCTTTTATTGCGGTTTCTTCCCATATTTCAATACTGTCTTCTTGTCCGGCAAAATCCCATTTTATTTCGAATGGTAAATCAACAGATTTAGTTCCAACAGGGAATTTAAAATAATATTTATTATTCACATCCATCTATAGTCATAGTTTGTACCGTAGCATTATTATTAGTGTACTCTTTATAATTACTTCCTTCGGGTATTATCCTAAAAATTATATTTTTAAACGGATGGTGTTTTCCATTCATGAAAGGCCAGTCAACTCCGTTTCCATCAGCATCAATATATCCGTATGGGTATTTATCTCTCCATATGAATACATCTCTATTTTCTGAATAGTAAGCCCAATCTGGAACTCCTGCAGTATTTCTTGCACTACCTTCCTCTAAATAATCTGAGAAAGTAGCAATATCGACAGCGAAATGTGGTTGATAAAAATATCCAAATGGATTAGTTGTAGTCCCTAATGAAATATTAAAAACACTTTCATTAAATCTTATTTTATGATAATAAGTTGATAGTTCAGTTTCAATTTGTTCGTAATCATTCCATTCACATAAATCACCATCTATCATTGTTCCTATTGTTGGTTGTTCGGTATATATGAAAGTTTTACCTCCATTTGTATATGTGTTAGTTGGTAACCCAGTGTCAGAATCTGTATTTGAATTTTCCCACCAGTTTTGTGGTTGGGTTCCCGTTAAAAGCTCAACTAGTTGCAAATTAAAATCCCAACCTTGTTTTAGAGATTTAGTCCAACCAAAATAACCTCTCCATATGAAAGTATAATAAAGTTTACTAATTGGTCTAGTTTGATTATCAACCAAATTAATCAAATCTATATCAGAATTTAGTGAAAAAGTGTAAGCCTGTCCTGATTCTTTTGTTGATGTTCTTGCAACTTGATTTGAAGTGTATGTCTCTCTTTCAAATCTAGAAATATTTTTAAATACATTTTGTTCGTAAGCCGCGTTAACAAGCACGGTTGAGTTAGGTTCGGTTAAGACCTTGTGTCTTCTTACATAATACTCTGATGTAGTTTCAGTTTGATTTGATTGTAATACTAATCTCTTAAATGTTGAAACGAGTCCATCTGATGCGCTCAAATATCCAGGATTTAATAAGTTTACCACATATTCATCGCTACCAACTGTTTTATTACCAAGAGAAAAAACCTGTAACACATCAGTACCATCAAAATTAAATGGTGATGTAAACTTAACAAATTCACCAACGGATAAATTGTGTTTAATTGGACACCAAAGTTGTATAACTTTCATACCGTTAAATGTGGTTAATTTTGTAATAAATGGTATTCCATCAGAAACTCTCCAAGTTACAGAATAAGTCCCTAATCCAGGGACTTTAATTTGTGCGGATAAGTCTTGATTATAATCGTTTTCCGCAACATATGATATACAAACACTCCAGTTATATTTTGAGGCATCTTTTGGTTTAAAAATTAAATGATAAGGTGGTGTGGATGGGTCTATTGAAGCACTGTCTGAAGTTGTATAACCCGATAAATTATAATCCGTTCTTATAAAGTCAAACTCGTTGTATTGGGGAAACCCGGCCCAATTAACACAATTCCCTAAACATTCTTGAGCTGCCGCATAGTCAGAGTTTGTATAGAATAAACTATTTTCAAATGGTCTATAATTATTAGGACATCCAGACCCACAAACACCAGTATATGAATTACTAAATATTAATGAAATTTTTGAAACGGGTCTGAATAAAGTTGATGATTGTCTTTCATCGTCATAGACTTGTTGTAGATTAACATCCGCACTTCTATCAAATTCAATCCCGTTTTTTGATGATTGTATAAATGGGACTTTTAATCCTATATCAGTGTCCGGTGCCGACTGATATCTTAAAGAACCTAAAACTATTATTGTTTCATTATATATATTACTCATCAGAATGTGTTTGTATCTTTTTTAACCCATTTAGTTAAGAATCTATCAAATGCCGAAGACCCTTTAATCAAACCAAAATAGAAGTAATATGGTGCGGTGTTATTAACGATTCTATCCGGAAGTGATGGCTTTGTTGGTCCTTCGGTGCCCATAGCACCTTGAGCGGCTTCATTAACATTACCTAACGTGTTATGTATAAAACCTTTGTAATAAGATTCATTATCCGTTTGACGCGGTATCATGGTTCTAGAACCAAATGGAGCACTAATATCATCTCTATATATACTTTGATAATTAATGTTGTTGAATTGTCCTGATATTATAGTTGTATACCATTCGTTTTTTTGGTCTCCGAATATACTATCATTTGCGGCCCCGCCTGTGTTTTGTTTTATTTGCCACAAATACATAGGTATTTTTTGTGAGAATATTGGAAATTCGTCAAAAGTACATGGGAAGGATGGGTTACCTCCTGGAGTTACAATTGTTCTTTTAGGTGATAACCAATCTCTAATCTGATTGTTAGCATTAAAGAATATTCCAAAAACACTACCGTCTTGGTCTCCTCTACCGAAGTATATATCACTAGGGTCGGTATATACCCCAGTATCAAATGGTACGACACCAATTTGTGAATTTATCGCAATCATTTGAGCGTAATCACCATCAACTTTACTATTATCCCTACTGAAAAATCTTCTGACCGCGTCTCTATTTGAACCTCCCTTAGCCGTATTTTTGATAATACTTCTAATACCTTGGGAAACTATTCTTTGTACTATAAATAGGTTTAATACTTCATCAACCTCTTGAAATGAAGTTGAATCCAATCTATTTACAACATAACCTAAAAAATCCTCACTATTGGATAATTCATCCATGTAATCATTCACAGGGCCTAAATCCATTATAGTTGTTGGATTACCTAAAAGTCTTTGATTACCTTTAAAACCCATACCTTCTCTACCAATGAATCCCTGTACAGAGTTATAAGGTGCTGACCTATAATAAAAATTATTAGTTTTTAAATCAAAATACACCAAGTGTTTACAAAAACACGAATATGCTTGATTTGGTCCTAAAATGTTTGGATTGTTAGGGTCATTACCTGGACTCGTATACCTTGTTTGTGTTTGTATAGGGTAGAAAAATAAAGTTCCATTTACCCACTGATTTGTAAACATATGTCCCCAAACATTTCTACAAGCTGCAAATGAAATTCTTAGTCGTAATAACCATTCGTTCATTAGGTACTTATCAACTTTTCTAGATTTCCAAGGGTCAGTAATCAATGTATAACAACCATATTGCATGTAATTTTCACCATTACAATCTTTACATTTTGTTTTTCTATCATCATTACAACAATTATTTGTGTAGCATTTGTCACCTGGTGGTTTTATCGTAACCGCACCTGTTAAACTATTAACCTCATAACATTCTAAGGGTACAAAACCTTCACAAGAAAAACTACTAGCAATTGCACCTATAGAACCATAACCACCTATTTCTGTCTGATTATCTTGATTATCACCGGCATTTATAGATGGTGAAGGGGGATTGTACGATGGTCCTTCTCCTTCGGGTCTTAGTATATTCAGATTAAAAAATGGATTACTAAATCCAATCATTGAGTTTGTATTTCCTGGCACCACTGGTGTGGTTCCTCCTAATGAACCATTTGGATTCGTATTATTAGGTATATCTGATGTTGGTAATCTGTCAGACCTCATAACTAATTGTCGACCGCTAGGTCCACTATTAATTTCTAAACCTGTGGTAATATTATATTTTTGACCAAAATATAAATGTTGCGGCATACCATACGGTATAGAGTTAGATACGGTACCGCAACTATCAATTAGTACTAAAGGAACCCCAACCCACGCATTTTCATCCCATGTAAAAGCATTAGTCGAGCTAGGTATATGTAAAATAGTTCCACCTTCAACAACTTCATTTCTAAAGTAACCCCTATTTCTACCGTTTGTGGTTGTATTTAATTCATTTTCATCCAAATTTACCGTAATAGGTGGTGTTGGGACATTGTCATAAAATGATAAATTAGGTCCTCCTGGTAAGCCATTAGTAAACGAATACCATAGTTCTCTACAATAGTCATTATCTCTGTTAATTGTAAGTACATCTAAATCCGTAGATGCGGGGAAGAATGTTGATGAATCCGTAAGTTCATAAGCATCAGATGGTGCCCCACCAGGATTAGTCGCATCTAATGAAGAATAATTAAAAGGTTTTTGACTATAAAACGATTGAAACTGCGTAGGGTCAGGTATGAAATTAAATGTGTCGTGATATAAATAATTGTTACTATAAGAATCTATATCAGAAGATGATGACAAATTATGTTTGGTTGTCCTTAATGTTGGTTGTATTGGTATATTTAAATAGGCCATAAATTCAACTGAACGAGAGGCATTAAAAGAAGGTCCGGAAGTACTTAGAGTGTCTCCAAATAAAGCCGAAAGGTCGTATCTTGATTTAACTCTGGTTGAGTGAGGGTCAACTCCTCTAACACAAAAAACAACTCTATAATTATTGTAGTTACTAATCACACTTTGGGGATATTTTATAGTGGATGTTTGGTCATCTAAAAGTATACAACTACCATCAGGTGTACTCATAGAACATAGAGTTGGGTCAAAAAATGATGCAGGTGTAAAATTACCATCATACTCATTAGTTACTATGTGCATACCTCCATTTAGGTATCTAGTTGCAAAACAATTTGGATTACTTGAGTTTGAGGATGCAATAAATGAGCCAACTGTTCCTGTATAAATTACTTGTAAGTATTCCTCGTCAAAACCAAATCTTTGTGTTTTCCAATCATCATCTGAGACAAAAAATTCATATGTTGCACTTTTAGTTACCAATTCAACATCGCCACTTTGTGCGGCGTAGTTTGCATATGTAAAAGTTTTTTGGTATGTGTACCCAGTTCCGAATGGAGTCCATGTTGAATCAGTTATACCAGTTATACTTTTTCTCCCAAATGGATTTAATCCTGATATTGTAACACCTGTATAATAATTAAGATTGGGGTCTGTTGAGGTATTTGTCTTTGAAAATCTTAGTAAGTCCCCTAAACCTATCTCTCCTAAAGTTTCTCCAGTATCATCATTAAAAGGTGGTAAAGGGGGTAAAATCATAGCAAATACATTATCATAGTGATAAGCAGGACTTGCGGTGTCGTTTACTTGATTTTGATTAAATGTTGAATCAATATTAAAAAATACTTTGATTCTGTTACACCCACCTCCAGGATTTTTGGGATTAACAACTCCTACTTCTTCATTAAAATATTTTGCCTTTGTATTAAATAAGTTTATTTTCTCTGAATATGGAATACTCATGGTGAAACTTCTTTTGTTTGTGGGTGATGAAGTTCCACCGCCATCAGTACATGCAAAGTTTGATGGATTATTATAGGTCATTATATTTGATAATCTTGGGGTTGTTAGTGTGGCACCTGTTGTAAAATTAAATGACAAAGTTGTTGGTAATGGTTGTGATACATTATATGGATTACCTAAAGAACCTCCTATAGGTTGTGGGGCCGGGTCCGCCGAACACTCACATAATTCACAGTCCGGATACACTAATGATGGTAAAAATATTTTTTGGTCTTCACATCTTTCATTCCATTCACGGCACCATTTATTTAAAATATCCTTAGAACATACAATGTCTCTAATTTTACATATCGCCCAAGCAACGACATGGGCAACAACTATTAATATTAGAAAAATGGGTTTGAAAATAAGTGCTGCTATTGAGAATAGTAAGTACAGTAGGTCAAACTGAAATATTGCGTCATTAACCGGAAAAGGATTGTTTGTACTTTCACAAGTGTCTTCCAAAACATCCCTAACCGCAATGAATTTTTTATTTCCTGACTGAGCCCTATATTCAGAAATTAATTCCGCAATGGTATAAACTTTGTTATAATTAAATTCATAAAACCTATCTTCGCAATTTATAGCTTCTTGAATCATTTGGTTTTGTAATGGTCCCGCACCATAATCATTCCAATTTAAACTAAACGCATAAGAAGCCGCAACTTGTCTATAGGTATCTAAAGTTGTGACGCTAAGGTCAGGTTCTACACAACCCTGTATTAAAGTTGCGGGGTCATCAATATAAGGGTCAAACTGATAGTTATCCCATCCCCATTCTTTAACGTTAGGTACTAAAAAGGTTGCTCTTTTAACCGCTTTACCATCTAAAGTATCCGGTTGTTCCCACTTTATTTTGAATCTATATTTTGCTTTTGTTGGGATTCCGATTTTAGGGTCGGACGAAAATGTTCTTTCTCCAAATTCATTTGTGTAAACGAATTCTAAATTCATTGGTAAATCAATTAACCATGTTCCATTATCATCAATAACTTTTCCTCCCTCTTCTAAAAGATATTCTTCTAAAACAGGGTAACCTAAAGAATCAAGACCAATGGTTTGTCTAATTGCTAATATTTCACCAGGTCCTGCGGTTAATTGACATAAATTACCTAATTTTCTATTTACCTTACATCTTCTTTTAACCGCTCTCTTATCTTGATTTGAGAATATTGACCCCATAAAAACAGCCGCAGGTTGTATTGTAATTCCGGCCTCTTCAGTTAAATCAAAGTCAGTTCTTGTAATACCTAATGTGCAAACCTCAGGTTGACCCCAAAGTGGAAATACTTCGATAATTCTATTAAATTGTAATAGTTGTGGTAATTCTCCCAAATTTGATGAACTTCTAAATTGAGTTCCTGATATCTGATTAGGTGTTGCTAAACCTATTCTAACCAAATCTTGCGGGGTCATTGAAAATTCACCGATATCTGACAAATCCACATCAACGTGTATTGTTTGAGTCCCTAGTGGAACTCCAAAAATCATAAAGTCCCCACTATCATTTGTCTTTACCGTGAATTTATAATATTTGTCATAAACCTCAATTAATGTTTGATTAATTAAAACGTCATTTCTTGTCGGAAAAGTTCCTGTGGGTGTGTGCCCTCCGTGTGATTTAGTGTACGGTAATAGATTATATCTATAACCCTCATCATTTGTGTCATTTAGAGTTTTATATGGATACAGTTCAGATATAATTGCGTTTTCTTCATCCTCTTGTGTTAAAGGAATAAAGATTGAAACTTTACAATTTGGCAACCCAGTTCCATTATTTGCGGTTATTCTACCTACAACAACTCCATAGTCCGAGCAAACTCTAGTATAAATGTCGCTCTGTAATATTTTTAGTGATAAAATCTCAAGATATTCAAAATCTTGTTCCAAGTTAACGTGGATTGCCTTATCTTTACCTATCTCCGTTCTTATCCTATATGATTTGGGCATTACAACTTATTTTTTGATAAATAGTTTATTGTCTATTTTCAAAAAATAGTTGATTAACTAATAAAATAAATTATCAGGAGAAGTTAACCGATTTAAAGTTTTTAACTCTAACGGTTATGTCTTTACCAGGGAATCTAACTTGGTATGTTTGATTTGGTTCCGCAAATAAAGTATCGTCAATTAAGGCAATTTGTCTTGTGGCAGGGTCTTCATATCTTTGTGAAGTCTGTGAAGAAGAATATTGACCACCAACTTGATTATATATTAAAATATTTGCTAATGTTATAACACCATTTTCATTCTGAATTTGTCTTCTTAATTCTGAAATATACACATTTTCACCCATTTGTCTATTTGCGGGACTAAAGAATTCGGTAACAATATTAATAACCTGACTGATTAGAACACCTTGATTTTGACTACTATCTAAAACAACCTCAACATCAACTTTCAAATCAATTACATTAGCCGACATAACTGAAATATAATCATTCATCATTCTATAATTTGATAAGTAATTTGCGACATTATTCTTTAATGTGTTTGATAACACCTCAGTCAAATTACCTGTCTCATCGTATGCCAACATTTGAATCTTAATCTTGTTGTTTTCCTCAGTTATTGCAACTTTTGCCGGTGCTCCAAACTGTGAAGGCATGGTTCTAATTAATGAATCATAATCATTAACCGTAACCGCCCTGTTTTGAGCGGCAAAATTAAATGCCACTAAATTTCTTACCTCTTCTGTTGTGGGAATATTCGCCCCTCCAATTGCCGCAGTTACGTTAGTACATCTCAAGGAATTAATGACACTTGTATTTACGGTTTGTGAAGGGCCATTTACATAAAAAGATATTGTTCCAATTTGGGTGATAACATTTACACCAACATTACTACTTAAACCACCACCAATTCTATACTGAACAAACAGGGTGGTATTTGATTTTAGTGATGACCCTAACGCAAAATTATTTGAATACTTATATAAATCTAATTTATAACCATTTCTTGCAAACTCTCTGAGTTGTTCGTCCGCCGATTGATTTCCTCCCCCAAATGTCATCTTTAAATAACCTTCAGGTGTAAATTCAGTGATAAACTTATCGCTAGTTGAAATATACCTACCTACTTTAATTCCAGGCGTATCTGATGTTTTTGTTGGGTCTTCCACAAAAACTCTATCTTGCGCCAGTGCTTGAACTTCATACCATCTATTATCTAATCCTATAAATTCTTGTGCGGATGGTACATTAGCATATTCAGTCCCATCTTTTAATAAAACACTTGTAACACCTAATACATTTTTTTCAGGTAAGAAAAGTTCAAAGAATGGTTTAACATCGTTTGGTGTTATTGATTTTTTAAAAACTTTTGTGATACCATTAACCACAGTTTCTCTTTTAACAATAGTATAATTTATTAGAATATTACTTGAGTCAAAATTAGGTATTACTAATCTGTTCGGATATCCGTCTCCATTAACTGCCGATGAAAAATCAATATCATATACTGTTTCAAATACTTGTCCCGCACCGTTTACTTGTGACCCTCTTCTTAAAATACCACAATATCTTAAATCTTCTTTGTCACCAAATGCCGGAACAGTTATTGAGAAATCAACTAATGCAACTGAAGGTCTTTGACCTGGAACTTTAAGTCCATAAGTTCTTGCAATATTATATATCGAAGACCTTTGTTGCGCATATTGTAATACGGTTTCCTGTATACTTCTGTCAATATTAAAGTGTAGGTTGTCGGTTACGGCAGCATTTAAATCAAGTAAAACTGAAAATATCGCAGCATCATTAACATTATCTATTAAATCGGGATAATAAGTCCTTGTAAAATTAATTAATTCGGTTCTTAATCCTTCAAAATCACGAGTGGTATACGATATTTTTTTGTTTGCCATATATTATTAAATATTAATAATAACAAAATCACTTGAATTAAATACACTATCTGTTATAACATAATCAATTCTTACAGTTGCGGTATGTTCTTTGGTTCCTATTCCGGGAACTCTATAAACTCTTTCGTCGTTATCATTTACATAACTTCCTTTACCCTCTTCACCGTCTGAAGCCGCTTTAACAGATATTTTAGTTATAGTTAAATTTGGTAGATATTCACCTACAGATTCTCTAATCTCGGCCTCAATTTCAGAAAATGTTGGACCGTCTAATGGTTCAAAAATAAATTCGTAAAGTCGGGTACCAAAATCAGGTAAAAAATATCTTGAACCTTTTCTAGTTAATAAAAGATGTATTAAGTCCGTTCTGATTTCTTCATCAGCGGTTTCAGAAAGAGATAAATATTTACCAGTTCTTGAGTCAAGAAATGGAAAATTTATACCATATGTTTTTCCTTGCGCCATTTATGATAAATACTACTCAATAGATTTTATATTATAATAATAACAATCTCCATCTTCGGCAACCCATCTATCTGACAAAGTTTCAACCGAAGGTAAATCAGTATCAACTTTTATTTCTTTTGGTTCTATTGGGAATTTGTTTGTGACCCAATTTGAATCCTTCCAATAAATTCTATTGTTTGGTTGGCATAATAAGTACCCGTCATCTGCAATTAAAATATGA